GTTGCATACCCTTGCTCTTTCAACATTCGCGCAGCAGCATAACGATTGGGCGCATTATTAACGCCCTTGAATTTCTTGTAGTCTTTATGCCATCTTGAAACTAAATATTCAACGCAGGCAGCAATGGAAGGGAAATTAATGAAGCCGGCATTAATTGTCACCCACTGCCCATCGTAAAACTCTTTTGTGCTTACGTTAGAGCCTTGGCCTTTTAAGCCTGCAAAATTGTTCTTTCCAGAGAAATGCTTGCCGAAACCACTTTCTAGCGCCCATTGCGAGGCAACAAGTTCAGGAAAACGAGCCCCCACGCGACGAGCATGGGAGCTAATGCCAGCCCAGGAATTGGCAATGTCAGCCATGATGGCTTATTTCTTGACGCCGCCTACGCGGAAAATAGTTTTCAAGCCTTCAAGTAGCACTTGCAAAACGTTGTTGCTTTTCCAGGGGGAGTATTCAATAAGTTGATCCAAGGCAGCAACGATGATGCCACCAATGACGAACCATTCCACGGTGCCCATAATCATAAAGCGAAGATACTACAAGCCTAGCGACTGATCTCCAACTCGCGCACACGCACTTCTAAATTCTTAATGTTTTCTGTGAGAGTACCAAGCTTTTCCGTGATATTCTCCACTTGTGAAGTGATCTTCACTTGTTGATGACCAATGCTCATCATCATGCCACCAGTGGCTAGGAGCATACCAGCAGTAACGGTTACTGCTAAATTTGCAAGTTGCCCTTGCCATCGTTCCATTGGTAGCAAATGATAATATTTTCCTCATTCTAAGCCATCACCATTTCGTCATTGGCCGTTTAAGCTATGAGCAGGACAATTAAAGAACGCCATGGGGATGAGAAATGGACCAGACGATCTTCTCCATTCACTCACTGAATTACGCCCTGGCGAAGCTAAACGCCGTTATCGCAAAAGCATCTTTGAAGATTTTCCAACTAAAGGACCATTTGGCCATTGCGCATGTGCTTACTGCGGGGCATGGGGCGAGAAGCTAACCATTGATCACATTGTTCCTAAAAGCAAAGGAGGCCCACACTTTGCAAAATGGAACTCACTTCCAGCATGTTTGGCCTGCAATGCCAGCAAGAGCAATTCGCCAGTGTTTGAATGGTGGAGGCCCCAGCAATTCTGGACACAGAAAAGAGAAGAAGCTTTGCTTATGTGGGTACATTCACATAGTTTCGTGAGTGCCCACACTGACATTGGCGACTGGGAGCAATGGATGGAAAGCACGCAGCGCATCTTGCCTGTGCATGAGCAGCCAAAAGAAAAAGCAATTTTCGTCTGGCCGCCATTGTTGCAATTAGGACTGGCTAGTTAATTGGCTGAAACATGCTTTCTGACGGGCCAGTGCGAACATTAGGCAATGGACAAAAACCATCGAGACAGCCACTCACCATATAGTCATCGGGATCGTAGGCGGCTCTTTCCTCTGCAAGCACATCAGCTAATTCAGAAAAGGCGGCTTTGATTTGACCGCGTTCTGTTTCGACGACGGCAATGAGGCGAGTGAGATACCACTGTGCCTTTTGAAGCGATTCAACGCCGCCTTTCCCTTCGTAGCGCCAAACATACTTTATTACATTGGCCTTCAGTGCGCCTTTGAAAGCTTCTGCGCTCATAGAAGCTTCAATGGCATCAATACATTCAATGGAGCCTTGATAGTGCGGAGGATGATTAACGAAATCAGTCATGATCAGAATTGATAGTTGTTTGCTTCAAAAGCGGCAAATGCTTCGGGCGCAACAGGACGGCCTAGTTCAAGCAAAGCTTTGGCATAAGCAACGATTTCCCCTTGGGCGCCATGCCCAATGCGCAAGGAAATGAAATGAAACAGAGCCTGCAAGGAGCACGTCCAAACGAAGCTCGTATAAAGCGCAGAGGGAAGAATGGCTCGCGCCTGTTCCTTGCACACTCCTGCCAGCAAAAGCCCTTCATAGGCTTCTGTGGCCGCGTACAAGGCCGCGCAATAGTATTGCTGGGCTAAGTCTGTATAGTCTGTTTCGGCCTCCGACAGGGGCTTCCCAGCGGCCTGGCGATTGTCTTCACTTTGCTGGTAGAAAACACTAGGGCAATAGAATTCTGCATCTTCCGCTGAACAATAACGAAAGCTCTTCTCATTCCAGCCAAGTTGATCATCAACGTAAGTGGAAGCAATTGTATGTTTGTACCATTGCCTTGCAATGAACAATGGCGCCTTCACCTTCCATTTAAAAACAACACCACGCAATGGACTTGTATGGTGATTTCGGATGAGATAGTAAAGCAATTTAGCTTCTTTGTCGCCCCACACTTCCGTTTCTTTGTCAAAAGATTGCCGTGCATCATTCACAACTGATAAGCTATTTCCCATTGAATCAATGAGACGCAAATAGCTCTTCCCATCGTCAAGAGGATCTGCTGGTGGATGGTCAGCAATTGAATAGGTCATGGGCGAGGCTGCTCGAACTGCCACTTTACCATTGTCGAGAGCAACTGGCTAGCCTCTGGGGGCCAATTACTGGGGGAATGGGGCCGTGGTTTCATTTCCCACACCAGGCCTTTCCTTGGGCACCAGCGCCATTGGGCATGTCCTGTCATGACAGCATTGAAGGGCGTCTTAGCATACCATAGTGAGTTACTATGGTTCTAAAAGGCTCCTGCTAGCACTATGAAATTTGGCATTCCAGTGGAAAGGGTTTACAATGGCAAGACGCGCATCACCATCATGGGACCATTTGAGCACAGCCCACAGCGTGAATTTGCCATCACTGTAAACAAAAGGGCAATTGCAGAATGCACCGACATGAAGCAATTGAAAGAAGTGGCTGGTAATCTGCTAGTGGGATGGGCTTCCATGCAAACAGCATTGCAAAGTTTAGTGCTAGAAAATATGCAACTTCGGCAAGTATTAGATAAGCGTGACACCGACTTGATGGCAGCTAATGATTTGCTTGTTGAAGCATCAACATTGATTGATCAATATACGCAGCAATTAGATCAAACCAAAAAAGGTCTTTGGTCATGGTGGAAGTAAGCAGAAAAATGGTCCAGCCACTGGTGTAGGCAATGTTGTACTTTCTGCAGTCTCGTTCATAACCAGAGCCCGTAACATGTCTTCCGCGCATAAATACTCCTCCTTGTATTTCAATGCCAATGCGAGAAGCAGGATGGGCAAAATCTAGGCGATAGCGTTTACTGCGTTTTGACTTGGCATAGCGTTGTTGGTAGTCAACTTCCCATGCTTCAATGTCACTGTATTCTCGTTCAAGCAGCAAAAAAGGGCTGCGTTTTTGCCACAGCCCTAGGAAATCATCTTCGAGAGCACTCACTAGCCAACGGCAGGTAGGCTTATCGTAGCAGAGTTTTGGTACGAGCCAGTGTAAGCTTGCTCAACTTCCTCAATGGAGTGGAGCATCACTTGCACAATGCCTTCATTGGCATATATGAGGGCTGGGAAAGGAAGAGGATTGGAGATGGAAATCGTCAAGCGACCAGCCCAGCCAGGTTCAATGGGCGTCACATTGATGATGATGCCACAACGAGCGTAGGTGCTTTTCCCATCGCACAGTCCAATCACATTGGAGGGCATGGAGATCAGCTCTAAGCTGCGCCCCAGGCCATAACTGAAAGGAGGCAGACGGAAGAAGCTACTGCCATCTTTGCGATTAAGAGCAGCCTCGTATGGAATGGTACTATCAAAATTCTTTGGATCAAGCTCAACTTTGGCGCGACCATTCTTTGATATTTTGTCAACAATCAAAAACTCTTCTTCTGATAGCCGCAAGTCATATCCTGCTTGCGACAAACCATAGGAAATTGCTTTGGTGCCATTGTCAAGCATGCGGCGTTTTTCGCCAACAAAAGGCATGAACAAATCGTTTTCAGCAAGCTTGCTGATTTGATGATCGACGAGGTGCATGGTAATAAAAGGGAAAGGAAAGGCCCCTCTCGGGGCCAGCACTACGCTCAAAACAAGTCGTCAGAAGCAGTGGTCGTCATGTTAGTCCAAACGCTCGCAAATCCTTTGGGTCCGTCGCCTTTGTCGCCTTTCAGCTTCACGCTGCCAGTAAAACCAGGAGCGCGATCAGAAGTGGACTTGGTGTTTTCCCAAACTGCCATGTCGAGGCTGTATTTCCCCCGTTCGTTGGGACCGGCGGCCTTGAGGGCGTTGAGCAGCTCGGGAGTGAGATCAATTGCTGCAGTGATGGGAGGGCGATTTGCCACGGTGTTTTCCTTGGAGGATGTTGGAGCCCCTGTTCAGGGCTTGCCTAATGTAGCCGTTTCACTGGCCCTTGTCAATGGAAATGACAAACGGTTTGCCACCAGGGTAATAATTCGTAAAGTACCTGCTGGTCTTTTCATTCATGATGGCGGCTTGACAGGCAAGTTCTGCGCTTGACAGCGAGAGTATTTGAGCCTCTTCTCCCTCGCCAGTGTCAGGATCGTGAATAGCAATAGCGCAATGGGCTCCATCAATTTCAATTTGGTACATTTGTTCAATTGCTTGGACATAAGCTCCAAGTTGCATTCTGTAGTCAGCCAGTTGATAATCAGGCTTTGCTTTATATGCTGTTTTCCAATCAAGAAGTACAATCCTTTTGTCTTTCATTACTGCCAGCATGTCAAACGTGCCAGCATAACCAATGCCCTTAATGGGACAATAATAAACAATTGCACTCTCTACGAGAAGAGGAGCTTCAATTGTTTGCAGGAAAGATTCAATGGAATAGAAATAAGGGCAGAATGCTTCGTTTGATTCTAGATGGTGTTCAATGTCCTCTCCATTCCATAGATCCTCCAGAACGCCATGCAACCAATTGCCACGCTCCACTGCATTACGAGTGCGACGATTGGCTTCGTGATCACCAACGCGCTTGCGCCAATTGATCAATGCCATAATCTTACCCACTGGTGAGCAAGAACTGGCTATGGTTGTAACGGAAGGAAGCACGAGTCCGGCTGGCACCATAGAGAGGCCATCAGGGCTAATGTAATGCCTCCGCTTGTCAATTTGTATGCGGTTGGGCTCGTACCTAGGAAGCTTTAGCATGATGCTTTTTAAGCACAGATGGAATGCGTTGATTAGTATCACGATCCCAGGTGATATTACAAGAAGGGCAGCAATAGGCAAATGTCCTGTCTTCCTCCCTGGAATACAAGCTTATTACTTTTGAGAAGAACTTACTAGAAGCATCATAAAAGCCGTTGTCGATCGACTCTTGGGGAATTGGCTCTCCTCTCCAGCTCACTTTACACACTGGACAATTCTCCATTTTTGTGAAATCAATTGGTGCTTGCTTTTTCTTTGCCATTGGGAAGGAAAAATTCAAAAGGATTGGAAATTGGCTCGTCGTATTCATCCGTGGCAAGTTGGCCTCCAAATGCTCTTGCAAAGGAGGCCGCTGCCAGGTCTACTTTTTTGATGCCACAAAGATTTTCACAGCATCCACTGCTTGATCTACGGTGCCAAGTTCACAAATAGAGCGCACCTTCTCGATGAATGCCGCCATGTCAGGCTTGGGCATCGAAAGCTGCACTTCAGTGGTCCATGCAGCAAGCATTGTCGTAACAACATTTGCAAACATGGCACCATCTTTCAAATCATCGCCTTTGGAAAGGCCAAGATTCTCAAGAGCAGTCTTGGCTGCTTTCATGCTGGTGCGTTCATCGGCATAACCAAAGGGGTTGGCCTTGGAGAATGCAAGTAGGGCTTCGCGGCCATTGAAGGCAACAGGCCCTTCTCCTCCAGCAACTGGTACGCTTGCCGCAGCAGGCGTCGTGATCGGTTTTTGTACCTTAGCTGGCTTCGTAGTTTCCTGTTGGACCGCGATCCGGGGCGTTGTTTCTTTGTCATCGCTCTCGGGGATGTCCTCTCCAGAGTACAGTTTGAGACCAAGACCAGTGAAAGTAGCAATGCACTTCACGCTGGCACGTTGAATGTTGTCGCTTACTGCCCGCGCATCAAGCTCCTTGAGAGCATTATGCTTGTTGTCCATAAGCGGAAAGACAAGCGCAGGAGTGCGGCTGCAACCATCAGTGAGATAGGGGCGCAGAAGCCAGCAGCCAATTTGACCAAACACTGGCCACCCCATTGTGCTTTCTTCAAACGCAACGTAGTAAGCAGGAAACTGCTGCTTAAGGTAGCGGAAGGCAAACGGCCAGGAGAGGTAGGAGAGGCCCTTGTAGTTCTTGTCAACGTGCTCACCGATGGCAAGGTCATAGGCCTCGGCAAACTTATCGGCAGAGATGGAGAGGGGGGCAAACAGACCATTCATGCGGTCGGCCATTGCAAGGGAAGCAGGGGAATACATCGGAAATTTGGGAAGGGCAATCA